GTCAAATCCCCGCCTAATGCTATTGGCTTTAGAGCAGCGAGTCTGCAATCTCGTCAAGTTCCTCAAATGAGTGTTCCTTGATGAGACCACGGGTGTAAACCTCTGAAGCTTCGACAACAGCAGATGCTGCGTCCTGATTGATTTTCCAATCCTCTTCGAGGTCGCGCTCCTTGATAGGAGTTACGGTGTAAGTGGTCTGTGGACCCTTACCTAGTCGCACAATAGCCCAGTAGCCCTTGGTTAGCGGACCCTGTGGGGAATAGTGTGCGGCGTGAAGCGCCTGATACAGACGGGCACCTGAAATGAGCATCTGGCGTAGCATGCCCTCAGCAGAGTTGAGGGTTACAACGGTGAATGCACGCTTGTTCTCAGGGCGGTCCTGGAGCTTAACGCAGAGTGGGCAGTTTGCACCGATGCAGACATACGAGCGCTTACCGCTTGTCTTCTGCTTCAGGAAGTGCTGCTTGTAAATGGCGAATGGGCCACTTTCGTCCAGGAACTTAAAGACCTGGTGCTTGCCGTCTTCAAACTTGACTTCGGTAGGGAAGTCGCTTGAAACGGTTAGGCTTTCCGCAGCGTCCCAGCCCGATTGGACTGAAGATGATGTTGCGGTTGCCTGTGATGGACGTGCGTCGATGTCGTCGGCAATGTAGCTGGCGGCACTTGGGGCATCGGGGGTGATGGGCATGTTTTCCTTAGTTAATTGATTTGTTTTCTTCTGCACGGATTGTTTCCCACGCCTCAGATATCTTATTGCTAAGACTCTGGTGTAAGGTCCAGTCTATACGGTCTGTACCTAAAAGTCCAGCTTTTGCAAACAATTCGACAGTAATTTCTACCATCGCCTTGCTGTAAAGCCGGCGACCTTCGCGTACCCTACCAATTTTGTCTACTTTAGTAGGCGTTCGGTAAGGTGACTCAGGAAGTCTTCCTCGTTGCATCCATTGCTTGAGCGTTGGATTTGGGCGATTCAAAGCTTTCGCTAATGAACCTACCATATAAAACTTAAGCTGTCTACCATTTGGCAAAGTTTTTTCAATAAACTCTTTTTCCCAGCTGGTGTCAAGTTCGATTTTAGGCGCAGGTTCACGACGCTTGCGCTTACTACCTGGGTAGTAAACTTCAAGCTCGCCAAACATGTCGTCAATAAAATCGTTGTCACTCATAGTGCGTCGTCGTCTCCGTGTTTAATGTACCAAATAGCGGTAAAACTTAAAAGTACAACCCCCAGAATAAAACCGATGATTTGAGTCATTAGTTAATTGCCTTAATAAGTCTGCGAAGGTCACTAAGCGCAATGTCTCCGCGCATTGGTGGGTTTTTAAACATTTCTTCAAGCAAGTCTAAAACCTGTTGAATAGCCTCGGCTTTACCATCAGCTACGCCTGCATCATAAGCAACAATACTCACTTGTTCTCTCCCTTGATAAGAGTGAATAATTTCTCAACACTAAGCGTGCTACCGCCAGTAATTCCATTTGCTGAAATAGAAGATTTAGCAACTTTTTCCCATACACATTCAAAATCATCAGGAGCAGAATATTCACTTACAAAAACTGTGTGTCCATCATCAACTAATCCACGAACCCAATCCCAAAAAAAATCATGATTAATTTTGTCTTTATAACCTCTTACACCTTTATATGGGGGGTCACAATAAACAGTACTATTTGGCGGTATTTCTAATTCAAAATACGATTTATTGCTAAATTGAATATCAATAAGTTTGGGAAGTTGTTTTTTTACATTTTTTATTGATTCCAATTGATAATCTCTAATGCTTCCATTTTTGGTTTTTGTTTTTCCCGCATAAGCATCAAACCATTTTCCAGAATATGAGCAATTAAATCCAACCCAACCAACATAATAATCAGAATATAATTCTTTATTATTTTTTACTTCATACCATTGATTTTTTGAAATATGTTCTGGCGGAATCCAACCCGATACCAGTTCTTTCCACATAGCAATTAAATAAGGATGAATATCATTAGCAATTCGATTGCCAGAAACTTCGCTAATTAAATTCATTCCACCAGCAAAAGGTTCTACATACCATTGCTCTGGTTTACGATTTTTTAAAATAATTGGTAACAATTCTTTAGCAAACCGAGATTTACTCCCCATGTATTTCATCTACTTCTCCCCCTTGACGATGTTTTGTACATGAATCCAATAGTTTACAGGACTACCGCACGCACAGAACATTCCGTTGTTCAAACGGTATGGGTGGTCCTGTAATTCTTTGATGATGCGTTCACGCTCTTCTTCACGTGCCTGTTCCTCAGACATTTCACAAAATGAACAATGCGCCATTATTTAATTCCCCTAATCAATTTAACTAGGTACTCGCGCCATCCGCCCTTGGTACCATTCATAGATGCCTCAGAGTCAGCAAGTTCATCTTTGATAATTTTTACAGCCATGTCAATACCATGTTGAATACCGATGCCGTAAGAAATCAAATCGGTAACGCCCTCAGCGTCAAGGTCAGCCATTCTAGCCATTACTTCTTCTCCAAAATTAGTGCCCAAGTAACCTTTTCAGGAAACATAACTTCAATGTCTTCATCAGTCAGAAGACCATTATAGTACGCAGCCATGACAGCATCTTGGTCTAGAACAGTAATGGTTTCGGTGCAAGATTCAAACAAACCTTTGTCAGAAAGAATTTTGTTAGCAGTGTCTTCGTCAAACTGCTTAGACACACGGCGCTGCTTTACAACATTTGCCGTGCCGGACTTTTCATCGTTGATTGGAAGGACAAGGCTGCCCTTGTCATTAGCCTCACCAAGCTGCTCTACAGCCCCAATGATTCGCTTTTTAATCTGACCAACGCGGGTCTCAAGATTAGTAACTTCGTCTTTCAAAAAGACGTATTGCTGAACTTCTTTTTTAAGCGCTTCCAAGTTTTCGTCTGGGGCGCTGTCATTGTGAATTGGCATGTGTACCTTTGTAGTCTAACCCCCGTAGGGGATGCTATGTCTTAGCAGTACAAATCTAAACCCTAGTCGGTGGGTTTGTCAAGTTCTTCGTCAACAAAAAAGTTTAAAGCAGCAAGAATTACTGCTGTAACAGTAATGTTGTGCTCGGCAGCTTTTTTTTGTGCAGCAAGCCAAAGCTCGTCTGGTACTCGTACGGTGCGAGTTGGTGTTTTAGGTGCATTAGGCATATGTACATTATACCAAAGAAAAACCCGAGACACATCATCTGTGCACCTCGGGCTTCTCTTAAATGGTATCAGACAATTTACTTAATGTCAATTACCTTTGGCTTCTTGTCTTCAGGCACATTCTTGAATAGCACAACAGTAAGCATGCCATCTGCAAGGGTGGCACTCTTAACTTCGTAGTACTCAGCCAAAGCAAAGGTTAGCGTGAAATCACGAGCAGCAATACCTTGATACACGACATCGCCTTCTTCTTTCTTTTCCGCTTTCTTGCCTTCAATCTTGAGCGTACCTTCATGCACGGTCACGTCAACTTCTTTTTTGGCAAACCCAGCGACAGCAATCGAGATTGAGGTAGTTTCGTCTTTGTGGTCGATGATGTCATACGGAGGGTACGAAGGCTTTTCCTTAGCAATTTGCATAAGGTCTTCGAGAAGTGGCATATAGCCAATGCCCCAGCGGTCAATGCGTGGGAACAAGTCAGCAATTGTCACTGGTTTTGAAATTTGTGGGGTAACTTCCCACTTTGATTTTTTGTGTTTGTCCCAAGGGTCATGAGGATTGTTAGGCTCATAAGGACTTGGATATGGGTTATTAATGTACATTTGTCTCCTTAGACGACAACTGTGCTACAATAGTACCAATAGCACCCCACGGGCAGACCTCGGTCTGGATGCGTGGGGTTTTCTTTTTACTGCCCGAAGCACAGCATTAATTTACGACACCCAATTGGCGTGTCTTTATTTATTATAACCAAGTTTGCTTTCCAATAGTTGTGCGACCAAATTCATTTGCCATTTTTTTAGCAATATGTTCTGCTGCTGGATGAAGAAACTTTGTATAAGATACGTGTGCTTTAGGAAATTGCTGATATGTTTTACGAAGCGCTTTTTGGGCATCTCCTTTGCCTTCTATAGAGGATTTCATATAATTTACTTTAAGGGTATTTTTTTTGGGATTGTGAGTATAGTCTACATACGACTGATTGTGCCAAAAAAGTCCCGAATCAGGAATTGGATTATTAGTTGCTTCATGAAACTCTTCGTTTCTACTGGTCATTTGCACTCCTATCGAGCCTCAAACAGGACTTGAACCCGTCACCTTCTCATTACAAGTGAGATGCTCTACCAGATGAGCTATTGAGGCGAATGCCCAGGAGCTATTTCTAACCCCTGGGCGTCATTTAATTAGTATACCTAATTTGTTTGAACAATTCTAGTGTACGTTACGTCGGTCGTCCAATTTTGCTTGGCCCAATCCGTAACCTTGATTCGCTGGGTGCGAACTCCAGGATGCGGTGCGTGAATCATATACCCGTTACCAATGTAGATACCTACGTGCCCTGGGAAACCAATGATGTCACCAACTTTTGCTTTTGCCTGAGAATACTTGTGGGGTTTCCCACTGTACTTTTCGGCATAGGCGCTGTGGTGCAGCGTGATTCCTACCTGCTCGTAATACCACATGACTAAGCCCGAACAGTCCCACCCTTGCGGGGTGTTACCAGAAAAAACATACCAAGTTTTATTTACGTATGTTTTGAGTTTCTTAGTCGCGGATGTTACACGTTGAGTGTGGCTTAAAATAACTAAACCTTTAACACTCAAGGGATTCCACAATCCCTGTTCCGTCTTTG